GTACTGGAGCCACCGGCTCCGCCGGCACCTCCACGAGCACTGCGGCTCGACCGACGCCTGGGCGGCGCACGGTAGTACGGGTTGTACGTCTGAGCGACGCCATATGGTGGCCACACCATCTGGCCCCCGTAGGGCATTGCGGAATGAGAACCGCGGAACATGGTTGGAGGTCGATGGACCTTCTTCGCAAGTGTGTACTGGGCACGGGCTACGTCGTAGCCTTTCTTTGCCCAGCCACCGACTGTGCGTGCTGCTCCGTATGTGGCTCCGATACCGGCGCCTGCTGCAAGTGCAAGAGTTGCGTAATCTTGAGCCGCACGAACTTCGTCCATGCGGGTATAATATACTGAAACATAAATGTTCCATAATTAACTCAAGGGACAATGTCCCATAATTACGCGATGTCATTGTGTACACAATCATAGTGCGAAATGCCGCGCACAAACCAGTTGTGGAGACATGCAGTCACCATCACCTACCCTCTCGATCGAGAGGATGAGTGGGATGTCGACAATATGCGAACCACCTTCACCGATCTCGCTTCAAAATGGATCTTCCAGCTCGAGCGAGGAGAAGAAGCCGGAAAGCTTCACGTGCAAGGGCGGATGCGGGTGCGCGACAAGAAGCGTTGCACAACGCTCGTCAAGGACCTCGCCCGCGTCCTTGGCCTCCCGGCAGAGTGGATCACGGTCAGAGCCGAATCCGACGAGGTGGGCTCGTTCACGTACTGCCTCAAGGAGGATACGCGAGTGGACGGTCCGTGGGCGGATTCGCCTATCTACCTCGGTTCGGACCTCATCTGCATGTCTACGCCACATCCTTGGCAAAGCCAAGTGCTGGGCTGGATAGAAAAGGAACCAGATGATCGAACAATCCATTGGGTGTTCGACCCGGTGGGCAACCACGGAAAAAGCAAACTTTGCAAATGGTTGCGCTACAAAGGTCTCGCCATGCGGATTCCGATGGGAACCGCGACCCAGATCAAGACTGCCGTCTTGGCAATGGGTTCGGCGCGCTGCTTCGTAGTTGATCTTCCCCGCGTACGCGGATCCGACGAAACAAAGGAGGCTTTGTTCTCGGCCGTTGAAGACATCAAAGGGGGATGGGTACAGTCAGCGATGTACGGGAAGTTCCAAGAACTTCTCTTCGTCCCGGCTCATGTCATCATCTTCTCTAACGAGCTTCCCTCCTACATGATGGCGTCCCTGGATCGCTGGGCTGTTTACGGTTTCGATGCACTGGACAAACCGCTCAAGAAACTTGCGCGCCCTGTCGTTATCGAAAAGGAACCGGCAGAGCCTGCGGCCTGAGCCGGTTCCCCCATTTTTTCGGTTCCAGAGTTATGACACGCATAACTCCAAACGCATAAAAATGATATTTGGGCGGCGCTCCGCTGTTGATCCAGCCCAAATACTATCTTGGCTCACTTGGCTCACTTTTTTCTCACTCCTCTAGAGTGCCTCTGGGGTTGAAAAATGACACCTTTCAAGTCGCTCCGCTCCTTGAAAGGTGTGACTTCGTCACGAATCGTCTTAAAAGGTGCCATTTAGAATGGTGGGGCGATTAGTCGTCGTCGACGATGCGGATCTTGAACCGCAGGGCACAGGGCATGCCGTACGTGAAGTTCTCGAGGGTAGAAGCACCCTCTTCCGACGTGCGGCTGTCCGCCGCGTCGAGAACTGCGCATCCACGGAGATGGACGAACGGGACGTTGTACTTGTAGTTGAGAGCAAGATCGTCGAAATCCTGCCCCACGGCCGGCGGCGGGGGCGGCGGATCATCCAGTGTACTGGTCGTAACTGTCTCGAGTCGCTCTTGCTTCTTCAGCTCCGCAGAAGGGAATGTGAAGCTGCCGCTTCCGAACAGACGGTCGAGTTCCGGGGCCGTCTGGTGGTCGTAGGAGACGCCGCCGCTGTCGTCGGTCTCCATGACGGGGCGGTGAATGTTGGTATCACGCTTGAGGATCTTGACCAGGCGACGTACGAGTCGCTTGTCCTTGCTAAGAGTCTCTTCGTCCTCCTCGGTGAGGCGGGTATCGCCGATGGTCCGGAACTTCCAGTCCGAACCGAAGACGGACTCGTCCCGCTTACCGGGAGTGCCGAGGATCAGGTTGATAACCTTCTCCTGTGACCAGCTCTGGCGGGCCATGATTTCCTGGAGCTTGGCCGCGTCCTTGATGATGCCGAACACGATCTCGGTTCGGCCGTAGGCGCGGGCGTTGGCGAAGTGGAACCCCTCACGCCAGCCGTAGTCGACTACGCATGACTTGGGAATAAATGAGTCGCCGAAGTACAGCAGCTCGTCGGGATGGTCATCCGCGGCGATGGAGCTGTTTTCGCGCCTGCATGTATTGAAGGGGTAGAACGTCAGGCCCCCCTCCATGATGGCCTTCTCGATGTCCGCCTGCGCGGACAGGTTCGAAGACAGGCCGGTGGGGGTGTACATGGTGTCCTTGTCCTGACGGTCGGTCATCATGGCCGACGTGTAAGCCGTGAAAGACGGAATGTCTCCCTCGGAAGCGACCTGCATGCGATACATGCGGCTCTTGGACTCCTTCTCGCCGTGAACGATCGAGAGGACCTTGTCCTTCAAGGTCTTGCGAGTCTTCTTCGTCTTCGCACGCTTGATCACGCGCTTCGTACGAACGCCACCGTGGCCACGGGTCTTGTAGATGGTCTTAGTACTGGAGCCACCGGCTCCGCCGGCACCTCCACGAGCACTGCGGCTCGACCGACGCCTGGGCGGCGCACGGTAGTACGGGTTGTACGTCTGAGCGACGCCATATGGTGGCCACACCATCT